CATATTTATGTTCATTAATAAAATGATTAATTACATATTCCATTATTTTTTTATCAAAATCAGAACCGCCTAAATTATTATTACCACAAGAACCCAATACTTCATATAAACCATCACTAATAAACACACAACTTACATCTAAAGTTCCTCCACCAAAATCATAAACAATTATATTTTTTTCTGAATTATTCAAACTCTTTCCTAAACCATAACATAATGCAGCGGCAGTTGGTTCATTTATTAGTCTTAAAACATTAAATCCAGCATTAGTTGCACAATTCTTAACTATTTCTCTTTGATTTTTGTTAAAATATGCGGGAACTGATATAATAGCATTTACTATAGAAATATCTTCATTAAATTTATTTGATAAAAACATTTCAGCTCTTGTTTTAAAACTCATAAATAAATGTGTTGCAATTTCTTCGGGATAATAATATTTTTCATTATTAGAATCGTAAATCTGTATGTTATCAGAATCATCTGAAATTAAATTATAAGCCAATATATCTAATAAAGATTGAGGTAATTCTGAATATTTTTTTCCCAATAGTTTTTTTATTTCATAAATTAAAAAAGTGGTTTTATTGTGGTTTTCATCATTAGTTTTATCAAAAATATTTTTTCTTAAATATGCTTCTTTACCAATAATTTTTTTATTTGATAGAATTTCTATAACAGTAGGTATTACTGCTGAATTATCATAATCTGATATAATTAATGCTTTGTTTTTATACCAAACACTCATACAAGAATTTGTAGTTCCAAAATCAATACCTAAACAAAAATTTTTGTTATTTAATGAATTTACTTTGTTAATTTGTTGATTTGAAATTTGATTTGTATCTTGAGACATTGAATTATTACTGATAATTTATAACATTTTATATTGATTTAATTTTAAGATAAAAATAATTTAATTATAATTATTATATTATGCCAGGAGGTCTTATTCAAATTGCTAGTTATGGTTCACAAGATTTAACATTGACAGGTAATCCACAAATAACTTTTTTTAAAATTGTTTTTAGAAGATATACAAATTTTGGTATTAGAACAGTCGAAATTGCTTTTGATAATCCAGTTAATTTTGGGGAATATTGTACAATAACAATCCCTAAATCTGGAGATTTACTTACAAAAGCTACACTAAAAATAAAAGCACCAGCATATGATCTTACAGATTTAAATAATAAATTTAAAAGTGACTTGAATTCTAATGTTCAAACAGATAATTATGAGAAATTTTACTTATATTATGATTTTTTTATAAATTTTATAAATAAACTTAAAAATATTACGATTAAATTTTTTTCATTATCAAATTATAATACAGGTTCTATTACATATATTCAAGATTTAAATAACTATATTTTGACTTTTATTGAACAAAGTGAATATCTTCAATTTTTTAAAGTAGTAAATATATTTTTATATAATACTTCTGATATAGATATAGCCGTCAATAACGTAAAATACTCAAATACATTTACAAATGCCTCATTATATAAAATAAGCAATAATAATCTTCTTTATATTTATGAAAATTATAAAGAAATTGATTATCCATATAATATGTTTAAATTTATGATTGAAGAAAATATGAAAATATTAGATGAGTTAAATAATGTTATTTATGAAAAATTATTAAATATATTTACAATACCAAGTATTATTTCATTAGGATGGATAAAAAAATTAGCAATATTTCTTATAGAACAAGTTGAAATGTATATTGGTAGCAATTTAATTACTAAAATGAGTTCAAACTATATTGATATTTATGGACAATTAAATTATAAAAATGTTGAAATATACAATAGAATGATTGGAAATTATCAGGAATTTAATAATCCCACAATTATAAAAAAAGAAGAATTTTTATATTTACCTTTGCCATTTTGGTTTCAAAATAATTATGGATTATCAATACCTTTAATTGCTCTTCAATTCAACAATATGCAATTAAAATTTAAATTAAGAACTTTAATAGAGTTAATTTTTATTCAAATTACAAGAACGAATTTTTCTAATGAAAATATAAAAAATCAAATAATCGATTTAATATTAAGTAAATCTATTAATATATTTAAAAATGATTTGGAAATGACACTTTTAGTAGAATATGCTTATTTAGATAATATTGAAAGGAAAAAATTTGCTCAATCAAGTCATGAATATTTAATAACGCAAGTTCAAGAAATTAATTTTCCAAATATAACACCCTTTAATAGTAATTTTGAACTAGACTTTTTCCATTGTTGCAAAACTATGTATTGGTCGTCTAATCAATATAAAAATATTAATAATTTATTTGGAGAGAATTTGTTTGATAAATATACTGTGACAAATTATATGATAAAATATAATAATAACAATATTAACTATATTAATTATTTAAAAATATTATATAATTCAAGTATAGTATTTAACCTTAGTGCTTTTATAGAAGGATTATATAATTTTAATAATTCGCCAGTAAATAATACTTTATATTTTCAAGATGTAAATACTAGTTTAATTGAAACACAAAACTATATTGTTAAGGAAATTTCTCCATTTTTACTATCACAAATTAATTTAAACGGAGTTTCTCTAGTAGCACAACCATTTGCATATTTTAATTTTTTACAACCATATAATTATTTTAAAAATACTCCAAGTTTAGGTATCAATGTTTATTCTTTTTCTTTAAGTCCTACTGAAACTCAACCAATGGGTTCTTGTAACTTAAGTAGAATACCTAAAACATCTATAAATTTTAAATTATTCAATAGCGATCAAAATCTTGATAATGTAAATGAGTCTGAAATTATTAATGGTAATATGGTTTTAACCAATTTAAATAATTATAGAATAAATATTCAAGTTGAAAATTATAATGTATTGAGATTTATTGGTGGAATTGTTGGTATTGCATTTACCTATTAAGATTTTTTTAATATAAGTTAAAATTAAATAATTATAAATATGTATAGTATTTATAATTATAAATGCCGGGCGGTTTTTTACAATTACTTACAACAGGAAAAGAATCTGAATATTTGAATTATACACCCAATATATCTTTTTTTAAATCCTATTTTAGGAGACATACTAATTTTTTTATTAATAATTTAGAAGTTTTTGGAAATTTTTATGAAAAAACAGAAGTCAATACATTTTTAATTCCAAAATCAGGAGATTTATTATCAAAAGGATTTTTAAAATTTAATTTTGATGAAAATTATATTGAAATATTGGGTAATTATGACAATATGGTTTCTACTTTAACATCTGATATTACATTATTTTTTGATTCATATAATATTTACATTAATGATTATGATAAAAGTATAATTGACAATATTAAAAATGTAAAATTTATTTTAACTAATAATGGTATTCAATATTTTTCTCTTATGAGTACTTATATTATTGAAGAAATAAAACTTATTTATAAAATAAAAATTGACAAGAATATTTATTTTCAAAAAGATAATACAAATGTTCTTTATAATATTAATTTACCATACTATTATTACGGATTTATTTACGAAATAAATTACAATGATTTATTAAATTCAACATCTGAACCAAATAATATATTGTATTTACTTATAAATGGTTTAAATTATGAAACAATGAGATACTTTAGATTAGATTTACAAAACTTAAATATAGCATTCAAATTTACTTTTGACAATTTTAATATTTATAAAAATCTATTGTTTTTTTGTTTACAAATTTTAGATAGTTCAATTTATCAAAATATTTGTAAAATCAATCAATATGATATTTATTTATCTTTAAAATTTAATTTAGGTAATAATGTGGGAATAGAAAAATTAATTAAAATTGTTGATTATATAAAAAATTTATTTTTTGGATATTCAAATATTAAGGCTAGATATTATACTAATAAAATCAGATATTCTGATATTATTATTAAAAAAAATGAATATTCTTCTTTTGTTAATAATATGTTTGGAAAAAAATACCAAAGTGTTTTTAATAAATATTCAAGCGGTAGTACAAATATTGAAATTTATCCTGATGAATATTTATATTATAATATTATTTTTCCTTCCAAAATACTAAATGATAGCATAACAAATTATTTTATAGAAATGGATATTTTTAATTTAAAAGAAAATATAATATTTGGAAATTTAGACACTAATGATTATAATGGTTCTTTAATTAATAATGAAACCATTTTTTTTAATACAGCAAATATAAATAATCCTTATTCATTATGTGTCATTACCTATATAAAAATGTTTGTGAATTTAATTATAAATAAATCTAGTAATCAGACTATTCAAGAATTTTTATTAATAATAAATGACAACATTAACAGAATTAATTACATTAATAAATATTTTAATAATGTTGATAATTTTAATGAAGTTATATTGGATACTATTATAAAAAATAATGTTTTATTTTTAAATAAATCATCCATAAGAAGTATTGTCTATCAAAATGTTTCTTTTAATAATTATAATGTTCTAGTTGAACAATTTGCTAATAAAAAAATTTCACAATATGAAAGCTCAATTATTAATTATTATATTTTTAAAAATATAATTGGGAATATCAATTCAAATAGTTATTGTGCTTTTGATATGCAAAATTTATTAATTGAAAGTATTATTTTAGCAAATTATACAAATTTAAATTTTTCAGGTTCTTTATCAACTAATTTTTTCTATACAAATTTATTAAATTATAACAATAATAATAATATTTTTAATGCAATCTTATATAATTATTTTCCTGGATTTAAAATTAATGAACCAATTGATGCTTTTAATATTTTAGAACAAATTTATAAAAATTTAGAAAATTTCTTATACTATGTGATTTATTTAACTGAAATTATAATAAATACATCTAAACCAATTTATAATATATCAAATAAAGTAGCTTCTAGTATATATTCAAATAATGGATTAACTCAACAAATTATTTATGAATATCCTTTAGGAAATATTATTTTTCCTTTAACTAGTTCATTCTTCTTTTATACTACAAATACAATTATGGATTATAATTATCAAAATAATTATAATATATTTTATAATACTAATAAACCAAATTACTTTGAAAAAATTAGGGATACAATAAAAAAATTATACAATAGTAATTTTGATATATACAATATAAATATAAATAATTCACCAAAAAACTTTAATGAAATATTTGATTTTTTTAATAATTTATTTTTGGAAAATATAATTTCAGATTATTATAAAAAAATTCAAATTTTTCTTAGTATTTCTCAATATAATAAAATAACTGATTTTATTTCGTCTATTAATGGTATAAATAGTCAAATAGTTTATAATTCTGTTAATCCTGATATAGATAATATTATCTTATACGATTTATTTAAAATAAGTGACTTTACATTGTTCAATGGTTCTTTTTCTAGTTATACAATAAATTACCCAAAAGATAATAATTTTTACTTTATTGGTAGTGATTTGACAATAAATACGAATTATTTAAAATTTATATTTTTACCCAATTCTCCTTATTATAGAATTTATTATTTATATAATTTTTTAACAACAATTAGTACTGATAAAAAATTAATTAATGAAATTCCTGAAGATTTATTACAATTAAGAAATTTTTTATTAAAATATTTACAAATTTACATAAATAACTTTAATTATATAAAATTAGACATTTCTAATTATACTTTACCAAATTTTAATATAGAACCAATAGAATTTATAAATTTAAATGAATATTTTATTTGTTATGATAACATCAATATATTATTTAATGAACAAATTAAAGATTTATTTAAAAATAGTGCATTGTTAAAAGATTTTTACGTTTATGCTCCGTTTTATATAAAAAAAGAAAACTATTTACTCCAAAAAAAAGTATTAACAGAAACTATATTAAAAAATCAAGGAATTAATATTCAAACTGGATTGGATATATTTTATCTTATTGGAAATATTATTAATTATCAAAAATATAATTTTGATGATTTAGTAATTTATTATTTTATTATGGGAATATATTATAATAATGAATTTTTTGTTAATGTGAATAAAATAATTGATTTTGTAAATGCTTTTTTTCAAAAAGATGATAATAATTATTCAAATGTAACCAATATACTTAGTCAAATAATTAATGATAGTAAAAGAAATTCATTAAATTTTCACTATAATCCACAAGAATTTATAAATAATCCTAATTATTATAATTGTTACTATACTTCATTTTCAATAGGTACAATGTTTGATAATATTGATAAATTAATAACTAGCACAATTAATGAGATTTATGCAATACCAAGTCAATTAACTAATATTAATATGTTTTCTTTATTTTATACTAACAAAACATTTGATATAAAAAATTATCAAAATATTTTATCATATGAACAAGTTAATAATGGTTTTGTCTATTTCAAAAATCAATTATTTAATATAAACGTGAGTTTTGGTGATAATTTATACAATTATTATGTAAATGCATTAAATGGAATAATAAAATATATATTTGATAATTTTTCTTATTCAATTAATTATTTGGTTTCTGAATATATTTTTTCAGATTTAATAAAGACTTTTGATGAATATCAAGATATTTTTAATTCAGTAAATAATACTGATATAAATTTATACAATATTGTCAATAATTTATTATTTGATTTTAATATTAAATTTTATCCAAAAAAATTTCAAACTAACAGAATTATAACAATATATTTACTATATTATTTTTTTGTTATAACTTTCTTAAATAGTGACATAAATAAATTTATACAAAATAAAGATAATTTGATAACTTTTGACGTTTTTGTTAACTCTAAATATTCACAAAATATTTATTTAAATTTACTAAAAGATATTATTACTTTATTAAATAATACCAATGAAAAACTAAAATTTAATTATTCAACTATTTATTCTGAATATATCATCATATCAAATTATATTATTGATTTATCAATTAATTTATTTGAAAATAAAATTTATAATTTTAATACTACATTAACTGACCCTAATAAATTAACTTATAAAATTTTTGATAATCAATATAATCTGAGCGATAATCTTAATTGGTTTCAAAATAATATTATATTTCCTGGACAAATATCATACAATAGCCAATTTTATAAAAAATATAATGAAACAATTTTAAATATTCAAAAACAAAATGAAAAATTATTATATATATCAAATAATAAATATTTTTTAAATTATATTACTTCGAATAACTTAGTTAGTACTGATTTATTTAAAACAAGTGTAGATTACTTAAATACTATTTATAATCAAACATTAACTATAATAAAGAAAATTTATAATAATTTACAAAAATCCTATTTGTCTTATAACAATTTTACTACTACAAATTATGGAATAACCTTAATAGATTATATATTTGCAATACTAGACAAATTTTATAATAATTCGGTGAACAACAGAACCTATACATATACATTTATGTTTTCAAACACAAAAAGTTTAGAAAATTTTAATACTGGACTAAATGCTATTATTAACAACGATATTTATGATATTACTAAATACAAATCAGTAATTAATGATTTGAGTTTCTTAAAAGACTTTACGACAAGATACTTTAATTTAAGAATTATATCTTCAATTAATATTGAAAGAAATATCAATAGATATATTTATATTTTTATAAACAACTATATATTAGAAAATTATAAATATGACCAATATCTAATAAATTTTATGAATACTAATTCTCTATACGATTATGTAAAACTTTTTAATAATATTTATTTAAATACAAATAACATTATTTATCAAAAAAATCTATCTATTTATCAAAATGATATAATTTATGAAATTTTAAATTTTGAAAATTATACTGATCAAAATAATTTTTTACAAAATCCAGTATTTAATGATTTTATTATTAATTTTTCTCTCTATCCAAATAACAAAAATTCCTTTTATAAAAATTTTAAAAGATATTTGTCATTCTTAAAAGAAAATAATTCTTCAAATTTATTTGATAAATTCATATTATCCAATGGTCAACCAATAATTAATTATTTTTTAGACGTTACTAATTTAAATGAATTTCATGAATATATATATAACTTTGTTAATTTAAATGAATCTTACTCACCATTACATATTTATAATAATATACTATATCTAAAAGAAAACACAAATAATAATAGTAGTATATCTTCCAAAATAAGCATAAATTTTGATAATTTAATGAAAAAAATATTAATTTATTTGTATATTGTTTATCTAATCAATGCTAATCTTTTTAATATAATTAATGATAATATTAGCAACAAATTATTAAAAAATCATACACTTGAATATGATTTCATAAAAATGAAAGTTTTAGTGAATTTAAATAATATAATCAATACAGAGTTTTTGGATAAATTAAAAGTATATATTTACTACATTACTGTTTTTGATAAAAATTATCCATCAATATATAATATATTACATAACCAAAAACATTGTGATAAACACCATAAACATCCGCATCCTTGTAAAAAATGTTGTGAGGATGAAGATTATTGTAAATTTAAATTATGCAAATGTAACAATATTATGTATCCTGAATATGTAAATCAATTTAATAACCCTGTTTTCTTTTATGATGTAAAAAATAATACAAATGCGTCTGATTATTTAAATTTATGTATTAAATATGTTTCATCATATGAAGAAACTATAGGTTTTAGTGATGTCAATATTGATTCAGTAATTGTTCAAAATGAATCAAATAATATTACGTTTTCAAAATTAGTACAAAGTTATAATGTTATGCTAAATTTAGATCAAAGTTTAAACAATCAAAATTCTTATTTTTTAACAAATGCAACATTAAATTATTTATATAATTTTTATAATAATGTGATTGTAGATATCAATGGTATTAATCAACAAAAGATTAGTTCATCATTTATTATAAACCAGAAAAAATATTATACCAATACACTAGTTGAAAATACAAATATATTATTTATTTTATTAGTAGTTCTATTAAATAAATATAATATTACTTATGACAAACAAAAAGAAGATTTAGACAATATTATTTCTAATTTTTGGATAGGTACATTTAATGTAAATGAAATTTTTGAACAATTAAAGGGCTATACGTCAGATGACTATATTAAAAACAATACTATAAATTTAAGTTCGACAAAAAATTTAATTGAAAATACTAACAATACATATTTATCTGATGTTTCATATGTTTTTTCAAGATCGCAAAATATAGCTGATTTATCGGAATTGATAACAGGGACTAATAATTATTCAAATATAATTCCGACTGATTATGACTATGATTTAATTAATTTTACAACAAAAACTATATATAGTGAAGGTATTGATATTTATAAAAAATATTATTTAGATAATTATAACTTTTATAATTTTCAGGATAATTATGATACCATATATAAAAGTAAATATACGTATTATAATAATATAATTAATAATAATTATGCTCTTCTAAATATTAAAAATGTTAATCTTGATTTATTTAATAAAATATTTATTGATATAATATACACATTGTTATATCAACCATTTAGTATATATGACGGAAATAATTATGCATTTACAGAAAATTTTAATCAATTAATTAAACTTTATAAAAAATATTATTTTTCATTTAAACTCAGTACAACTTTATCTGATGTCAACAATTTAAAATTATTAAATTATTTAAAAATATCAGGGAATCAAAATTTAACCATAAATGAAATAGGAAATTATATAAAACAATTATATTATTATGAATTATTTGGACTACCATATGATCCAAATTATTTTTCTGGAACTATAAGAGATAATTTTAAAATATTCATTGATATAATTGAATTTAATGGTAACTATAATTTAGAATTTAATTATAAAATTAATAATATAGTTTTATATTTTGAAAGTAGTATAATATTAATAAATTGGTATTTAAACAAAAATTTTAACATTGACAAAAGTTCTAATATTCAAATAATAAAAATTTTAATAAATGACATAATTCAAGAAATAACAAGTTTTAATAATATATCTTTATATTTCAAAAATTTTTATTTATATTACATAAATCAATCATCAGAATTATTATTTAATAAAATAGTTAATATTATAAATTATAGCGATTTTGTAAATCGATTTTCCAAAGTAATTAGACAATTAATTTATTATACTGACAACATTAATTGGTTTGTTAATTTAAATAATGCATATTTAAGCTATTTCAAAGATGTAAAATTTTATTATAAAGTGTATGTTGATAATAATTATATAATAAAAGAATTTAGTTTATCGCTAAATGAATTAGAACAATATAGTGTATCTTATATAAATTACTTATTAGGTGATAACGGAATTAATAATGATCAAAGTAAATTATATATAATATTAAAAAATATTATAGATATTACTATAGATGGTGTTGAAATTAATACATTAAATATTTTATATGATTTTATATTTAATAAAAAAAATAACTTTACAAATATATCTGATTTTTCAAATACATTAACAAACAATCTTTTTAATTTAATTATAAATATGAACTATGGATCAGTATATACTGAATATGACACTATATATTTGAACGAATCATTAGATTTTAAATTATTGTTATTAAATTATATAGTTATGTCAATAAATGAACCAAATTTGACCATAGAATATATTTATAATACAAGTCAAAAATTAAAAGTACTATACAGATTAGAAATATTTTATATATACATTACGAACATTTCAGATTATTTATTCAAAAGGAATTTTTTGTATACAATTTGCAATTCTAATAAATATATATATAACAATATAGAATTTTTAAGTTTAAGTTTAGAAAATGACATTTGTATTTATTTAGATTTTATCAATAAAAATATAATAAAAGATAACCAAATATCTAATTATTACAAAACTATACAAAATAAAACTATTAAATCTATAGTAAATTACGGAATCAATAATTTTTATAACTATGGTGCAAACTTAAATTTTTTGGAATATATATATTTGGACATAACAACAAAATTCAATAAGCAAAATGAAACATCAATATTAAATATATTTATTCAAAATAGTATTATTAACATAATTAATCAATATAATTTAACAACAGAAGACTTTACAATTTATAAAACTAATGTAAAATATATTACTAATGTGTTTGATTTAATTTTGAGTACTTTTAGTAAAACTTTAGATATTCCCAAAAGTATATTTGGAGGAACTAATAAACAAAATTCTAGTATAAGAGTAACACTAGTTCAATTATTAAATATTTTTTCACAAGAAAATTTTAATTATGATAGCAATATCATCACAATATTTACCTTAATTTATGATAACTTTAATAATTTAGGTTTTGAAAAGATTAATTACAATATGTTTATAACTTATTTTTACTATGTATGTATGATACAATATATTTTGAATAAATGGGATAATATAACTAATGAATATTTATTTAATAATCATGAAAAATTAATTTATGAACTAATCAATGATATAAATAAACAGATATACTATTATTTAAATAACTCTGGAAAGGAAAAAGAAAAAGCAAACATATTTTTTGATGGTCTCAATAAACTTTTATTTAACACATATGATAATCAAGCATTTATAAATGAAATAATTAAATTTTTTGATACATTTGTTCCTTTAAATAATATTTTCAAAGAAGAAAATTTTACAATAATACAAAATAAAATAAGTATGAGAATGTATAATGGTGGAAACATACAAAATAATACTTCAAATATGGAAATTTTACTTTATAATAAATATGTTCCATTTAATAAAATTTTAATTTGGAAAAATATGTTAGTTAATATTGTAGATGGAAATACTTCACTTCCAATTTTTTATATGAAAAGTTTAAATTACGATACATTATTTGATATTCCAGTTTTATATTTAACTAAAATTATAAAAATTAATGATGGATTATTTTCTAATAATGGAGCAATTAATTTAATTAAAAATATGGAACTATATATTTCTGATGAATTAATAGATAATATAAATAATACAATGTTAATAATTATTAAAGATTTAATGACTAATTTAAATATTTTAACTGCATTAAATGAAATGTTAGGAATAAATACAACTGAAGATTTTATTAAACCAGGACCAATAAAACCATATATTTTAAAATCATATAAAAATAAATCATTATATATACCATTAAAATTTTTCTTCAAAGATACAATGAATGCCATTCCCTTAATATCATGTATGTATTCAGATATTTCTGTACGAGTCAATAATAGTAAAAAAGACCTTTTTAAAGATTTTTATACTTTAAATTATATTTATTTGCCAAATAAAAGAATTAAAACTAGTATGTTATTAGACTTTATTTTATTGGAAAGAACAGAAAGAAAAAGACTAACATTAAATAAACAAGATAATTTAATAGAGAAACATAATTATTATACAGTTTCACAAATAATAAATACACAAATAAATGAACAAAGTGAATTTATGTATGTAAATTTTGATTTTAATATCAATGGTTTAATTAAAGAAATATTTTGGACATTAGATTTTTTTGTAAATGGATATTTAATTGAAAATAAAAATTTTTCGGGAGAAAATATATTTAGTATGATATTATCGACAGTATTTTATTTAGATGGTATTAAAAGAGACGGAATAATTCCATTATCAACAAAAAATAAATCCTTATCAATGAATATAAATAATTTAAGCAATACACCAATTAATAATATAATTAATCAATATAATAATGTAACAAGAACAGATTTTAATTTAAAAGATGTTAATAAAAATTTAGAAGAAGCAATATATATAAATAATATTCCTAAAAATAATGTTTCAGACTTAAACACTTCAAATTATCAAGTACCTAATCCAAATAATCCGGGTGATACTGTAGTAATGACTTCAAATAATATAACAACATATAATTATAATGATATAACAAGATTAATAAATCCTTATAGATATAATACAAGAGTAAATGCAAATAATAATATAAATACATATAGTTTTGCTTTTGAACCAGAAAAATTTCAACCAACGGGTGCAATTAATATGGATATGTATAATACTTTTAGAATTCAGCTAGTGATTGATAAAAATAAATTTTTAAAATATTTTGGAAACATAAATACAGCAACAAATTTAGATAGTATTATGATGACGATAAATTTGAGTACATTAGAATATAATTTAGTAAGATATCAATCAGGATTAGGTGGATTATTATTTATGAAATAAAAAAGATGTTCAATTAATTTAATATTAATATAAATTTATATTAAGTATATTTATAAATTATGCCAGGAGGTGAAGTTCAATTAGTAGCTTATGGAGAAGAAAATATGTATTTAAATGATGACCCGCAAATAACTTTTTTTAAGGTTGTTTATAGAAGGTATACTAATTTTTCTATAGAGACAGTACAAACTAATTTTATATATCAAGGAAATTTTGGTAAAAAAATTTCTTGTGAAGTATCAAAATTAGGGGATTTAATACACAAAATGTGGTTGGTAATAGAATTACCTGATATTCCTATTTTATATGACCTGACTAATACGGTAGATAATAGATTAAAATTTGCTTGGGCAAGAAAAATTGCATATGTTTTAATAGATTATGTTGAATTAGAAATAAGTGGTCAAGTAGTTAGTAAAATGTGGGGTGAATGGTTAAATGTTTTAGATGAATTGAATTATACAAATTTTAATAGTTCTTTAAATCAATATATTGGAAATTTACCTGAACTATATATTCCAAAAACAACATCAAAAGGAGTAAAATCTTATACATTACATATTCCAATGTATTTTTGGTTTTGTAATAATTCAGGATTGGCTTTACCTATTTTATGTTTAGAATATAATACAATTAGATTCAATATTCAAATTAATAATTTTGATAATTGTGCTGTATTTTCTCCTTCAAATTATATTAAAGTTCAAAAATATTATGGAAATGGAATTACAGGAGAACCACTTGTTCAATATTCTTATCAAGGTTATACTTGGGCTGAATTTGATAGCATTGAACCAGGTGATGTTGATCCAACAACTATGGATATATTAAATTATAAACTTTATTACAGAAAAATATCTGACAATTCCTTTATAACTACCACAAATTCTTATTTATCAAATTTATTAACAAATAATATATACAACATAATACAAAATAATGTTGTAAAACCAATAAACTACATAATTTATGCAATTGATAGTAAATCTATTTATGTACCAATACCTTCTATAGATAATAATCCAAAATCTATTTATATAGAAAATAATTATATTTTTAAAAAACCATTAGATATACCACTTAAAAATATATTTTTGTTGATAGATTATGTTTATTTAGATAGAGACGAAAGAAATAAATTTTATAATAGTAAACATGAATATATTATTGACCAAATATATTTTACAGGTAATTATATTTTACAAAATTTATACAATAGAAATACAATACAGATTTTAAATCCTTGTAAATGGCTAGTATTTATGGGACAATTATCTTATTTAACCAATCCAAATGTTAATGATTATTTTAATTATAAAACGACCTTTGTTAGAAAAGATAACCAAATACAGGGAGATTCTGTTATATCTAATGCAAGTTTTAGTTATAATTCCATAGGAAACATAGAAGAATTTCCAATGAACTATTATAATTTATTAGTTCCTTTCAATAATTTTCCAATGGCCAAAATACCATCTGGTTTTGGTGTTAGCACTTTTTCATTATATCCTATCAATATTCAAGCATCTGGTTCTTGTAATATGTCGTGTTTAAATATTTTTGAAATTAATACCTCCTTTAATAGAATTGACGAAAAATATAATAAATACATTTTTAAATGTTATGCAGTAACACATAATGTTTTAAGAATAGTTCATGGAGTATCAGGAACTATTTTTAATTCAAATTATTAATTTTTTAAATAATTCACAAAAGAATAAAATTTTATTGCTAAAATTTTATTTAAATATTAAAAAATAATTTATGCGGGTCCATCAGTTTTGCAACCTTCACCACCATCATCAGAGCAATCATTTAATATAGAAATTAAAGTTTGGAAACTGCTACCAGTTCTTTCATATCTGTCTAATAAATGGTTGTATTTACTCACATATTGTTTAATATGTGATTCAGTAATGGTTTCCTTTTTCTTTTCTGCATCTAATATTCTAATTAATTGAGAATATAATTGAATATTACGAGCAGTTTCGAATAAATCCTTTTCCATGTTTTGGAAACTTGCAAGTTTTTGTTCAAGAGAAGCAAATTCAGCTTCACTTAAAGTCTTTCCACTTGCTTTTAACCCATTTAATAATTCTGTGAAAATTTGAGAAATATTTCTTGAATATTCAAATGCACTTGGATGTTCCATTAGTAATGGTTTAACTTCAGCACCTCCTGTCATAGCACCACCCCAAGTTGAACCTCTTACAATATGAGTTGCTGTTGGTAAAACGACACTAGGAAATAAATTGTCCATACCAAAAGGAGAATTTGTGGTCATACCATCAAAAGTTAAACCTCTTGCAAAATTACCATAAACTTTGTGCATATTATCTTTAATTTGATTCCAATCGTTATGTGGCTTACCTCTTAACTTAGATTCAACAGAAACAATCTTTCTTTTGGCTAAATCAGTAGGTACTTCAATTGTACCTGTTGATTCTTCGGTTTCACCAGCCCATTCATTTAATACGGAAGGATTACCATTGACTAATTGAACTAATAAACCGAGGAAATTTCTAAATTTGTTGTTGTCTCTAATTTTTTGGACATCGGAGGAATTGGTGAATTTTTTACTGACATAGGTCTTTAACCATTCATCAACATTTTGAATCTTAGTAAGTTGACGTCCCGCAATTTTATCTCTACAAATTTTTCTATGGAAGCCATATGCCTTAAGAATGGCTAAGGCATATTTTGGATGTAAATCAGCAACTACATCTTTAGTAACATCTTCAGACATATCTCTAGCCAAGTTTGCTAGGGCAGAAGGGTCTCCTTTAGATGCAACTTGTTGTAAAAACTCTCTGCAAGCAGCGGGATTTGAACCAAAACCTACAGCTTTACAATTATTAGCTTCTTTTACCATTTCATCAGCAAATTCTTGAGTACCTGCAGTGAAAACTACTACATTTCCATCAGCTAATTTATGTTTCCAAGAATTTTCACCAGTTCTTACCCAAATACCTTTTAATGCTGTATCAATTGATTCAGTATCTGTTTCATCAATGTGAGCAGAAACAGATGAACTTGATGTAACGATATCTTCCATTAATTTACCAGCTTCTAAATTTAATGATTTGGGAACAGAATTTACATTTACACCATTTAGATTCTTTCCATCATAAGCATCTTGGAAAATACCACGTAATTCATATCCATGATCAACTGGAATAACTTTTCCACCAACTGCAATTTTAATTCCCTTAGGTAAAATTGGTAAAAAGTTAACAACTTTGAATGTTTTTCTTGGTGTAGGACTTCCACCTACAAGTTTACCACTTCCACCTACCATAATTCCACCTTCAGTCTTAAAGTTAATACGATTGGCAGTAGTATCCATTGAACCATAAGCACCGACTGATACTACATTTCCACTTGGATCTAATACATCACAGAAAAGATTGAAAAGAGCCATATCTGTACTAGATACATTGCGAGTTTTGAGTTGTTCTAATACTTTATTAACATCGGGTTGAGAACCAGTTATTGTTGGACTTGAATAATTAGTATTTAAAAAGTTAGTTACTGCATTTGTTAAATGTTTATTTAATTCAGCTTCTACTACATTTTTTAATGAATCTGAGGTAATTGTAGGTTTAGAACCATCCTCTGAAACTTTGATTGCTGCACTTACATTAAATATAGCATTAATTGATGTTTGCAATAATGTTGCTTTATTAGTAAAATTAGTAACATCTTCTGTTGTAATTTGTTTATTTTCCATTGATTTTACTAAATTAACAAATTTATCATATGCGTCAGCATCACTGTTAATTTTTAATGTTATAATATTATGTGAGCCATCAATGGTAGTTGTAATTACTGCACTTAATGCATTTTGAACTGCAGTATCATCTCCTGCAGAAGGCAATGCAGCCGAATATCTTTGAGCTAAATCTTTTGCAATACTAGGAATCAAACTATTCAATTCTCTTTTAAGTGTAGGACCTGCATTAGCGGATACATCGTAATTTTTAACATTAACTGCAAAAGCTACAACAGCATTTGTAAATTCTTCTGCAACATCATTATCATTAAGTCTAGGGTTTGTTTTAATATAATATTTTTGCATATAATATCTTTGGTAAGGTTTGTCGGTACCACAAGTTGCAACACCACTTTCACCACATTGTGTATAAGCAGCAGTTAAATAACCACGTAAATAATCAAATATTGCTAATTCTTGATTTGAAGACATTGAATGTATATATTAATTTATTAGAAAATAATTTTTATAAATAAAATTAATTATTAATTTTGTTATATGAAAAATTCAAAAACTCTCTATATTAAAAAATTTATAAAAAATGTTTTTATTTTTTTTTACTATATAAAATATTTTATAAATGAGTATCTCAAAAAAAAATTTATTTATAAATTTTATTTTTTTATATTATTACTTATATATACATAATTTCAATGGACAAAGACATCATATTAGTCATTCTTTTACTAATTACACTTTTAGTGTTCTATTTTTATATTAATCCTTCCAAATCAGAAAATTTTGCACAAGAATATATTTTTGAATCTCCTGCTGCTTTTGATTCAAGTATTAATTCTGATAATGGCAATGAAGATCATGGAAAAGCATTTGATGATGAAAATTCTGAAGGAAAAGCACCTGTTCCTAGTAAAAAAGCCCAAGTTATTGTTTTTTTAAGTAAACATTGTCCTCATTGTGTTCATTATGATAAAGATAAATTTATTAGATTTAAAGGTAAATTAAATAAATTAGGAAAAGGTAATGTAGAAGTTATAAAAATTTATGCAGATAAAGATCCCAAAGCATTATTTAATAAATATGAAGTTCAATATGTCCCTGCAGCAGTAGTTCTTCATAATGGTAAGAGTTCCAAATTAAGCGGTGAAATAAGTCCTGCTAATACACTCAATACAATTAATAAATTATCAAAATAAAAAAAAAATAATAAGTTTAAATTAAAAATTTTTAATCAATATAAATAAATATTATTATTATAATACAATAATATTTAATGGCTGATTCACTTGAAAACCAATACGACAATGACAAATTTATAGATTACTATAAAACTTTAGACGTTGAAATGGACGCTAATACAGATGAAATAAAAAAAAAATATATAGAGTTAGCAAAAAAATATCATCCTGACCAAAAAAATGGTAGCACTGAAATGTTCCAATTAGTGTCAAAAGCATATGAAATTTTATCAAACAAGGAAACTAGAAAAGAGTATGATTTATATTTTCTAAAAAAAAGTTTTAACGAATTACAAGAAGATAGTTTTTTTTCGATGAAAGACCAATTTTCGGAATTTCTTACAATGAATGACAAAAAGAAAATTTCAAAAGAAGAATTAGATAAATTATATGATGATGTATTTAAAGATAGAGAAGAATTTTTAGAAAAAAGATTAGATACAAATGAAACTTTAAAACGAATGAATGATATAAATTTTGAAAGAGATGCTATAGATATTGATTCAAATGATGAATTATTAAAATCCATAATGGAAACTAATCCTAAATTAGAAATAGGTGAAGTTTTAGAATATATTAAAGATATTAATAAAAATGAAAGTAGTGAATTAGTTTCAAAAGAATTTGGTACATTAGATACTTTACCAGGATATTTTGACACTAATTATTCATCATTTGTTGATGAAACAGAAAATATGCCAAATAGTTTTTTCTCTATGATAGATAATAATTCTATGGGTTCAAAACAACAAGTTAAAAATTTCGATTTGGAAAATTTTAATAGTTGGAAAAACAATAAAAAACCAAATAGTAAATTAGCAAGTTCTGACATTGAATTTTATTTAGCACAACGAAAACAAGAAGAACAACAAATTTTAGACGAAGTTGAAACAAATTTAACTACCAATGTAAAGAAAAGAGTCGAAGTTGAAACTTATTTAAAACCAAAGGATAAGTCTTCAAATCATATCAATGAAGAAGATATTGTAAAAGTAGAGGTTATTAATAATGTTAAGAAAAGAACCTTTTAAAAAAAATTGAATATTTTATTTTATAAATATAATGATAAAAACTATATTATTATATTATGTACTTGTCATATTTTGACAAATTTTATAATGAAGACAAAACAGAATTCAAAATAACAGAAAAAATCTTAGAAAGAATTCCACATAATTTATTTGAAAAAAACAGAACATTAAAAATAATTGATTTTGGATACGATTATAATTATATAATAGATGATATTATTTTTCCCGATACAATAGAAATTCTAATTTTTGGTTCTAATTTTAGGCGTTCAATAGACAAAATAAATTATCCCCCTAATTTACATACTATTATTTTTAGAGCATCTTTAATAGTACCATTAAATAATTTGCCTAATACCATAAAACGTGTAGAATTTTTTCAAATTAATGTTCCACTTGATAATTTACCAATATCACTTGAAGAAATTATAATAAATGATGTTAAATCATGTGCTTTATTTTCAGCCAGTAAAATAGTAAAATTACCATTTGGTTGTAAAGTATATTGGCTTTATCGTAATTACCATTATAAAAAAGAATTATGTATTGATAAATTACAAGAAATTTTTATTTAATTATACTTTTCATTAACTGCATTAATTCCAGAATCATATAGTTCTTTTATTTCAGTTTTAGTCATTTCAGTTCCAAAAGAATAATTTTTTGATTTAATATGAATTGTATTTTCTTTGTACATTTCGATTTTATTGTAATTCATACCTCTAAATATACATTTTAATATTTGATAAATATAACTTTGGATATCTTCAAAACTTTCATAATTTAGATATTCTTCTCCCATATAAATACCTATTACATCATTTAATTTATTATTGAATATTTCTATTGGATAATTATTCATAACTCCACCATCAACCCATAATTTATTATTATATATACAGGGTTTAAATATAATAGGAATTGATATAGATATAGTAATTGCTTTTAAAATTTCCATTTTAGGTGTAGTATCATAGGAAAAATAATGTAATGTTGTATCATTTAAACAAACTCCAGTTATTATAAGTTTTTTGGGGATTTTATTATATAATTCTTCAAAAGTAATTTTTACACTCAAACCTTTTTTTTTTATTAAATGGCCAACCACATAAATTATTGGATCACATAAATTTAAACCAATGTTGACTTCATCTAAAATACTATCTATATTCGATATTACCATATCAGACATATTTAATTCTGATAAAATTTCATAAATATCAATAGGCGAATAACCAATTAATAATAAAAGACAAATACAAGCACCTGCAGAAGTTCCGCAAAAAATATCAGGATTATCAATAATTTCCAATTCTTTTAATTTTGTTAAAGCACCTAATGCAGCAAATCCTTTTAAACCACCTCCACTAATTACCAAAATATTTTTTCTCTTACCTTGATATAAGGGAATATCTTCCATTTATTTATCTATATAATATTATATAGTTAAATGAATAACATTAATATTAAAAATATTTTTGATGATAATTATAATTTAACTAAAAGCATTGTTCAAGAAGGCGGTGGTAATTATTCTTTACATAACTTTAATGTTTCAGATTTAACACCAAATTCTAATCCTTATGTAAAATTAACTGATGATTTTTTAATAAATAAAATAAAATATAATGAATATTCTGAACAAAAAAAAACTCAAGAATTATATGAAAGTAAATATAATGAATGTTTAATGAAAATTAATAGTGCTATAGATGTTAACATAACTGATATATTTTTTCAAGTATTAAATGCACATTTTGGATGTAAATTATATAATCCATATGAATGTCTAACTTTTATACAAGAGAAACTAAGAAAGAAAAATTTTGATACCTTAATAATTTCAAATAATAAAATATTTATTTCTTGGAAAAATAGCAAGTTTATTTTGTAAAAAACATAAAGTTTATTTTGTAAAAAATTTATAACTTTATTCTCAAGACAATATCAACAATTAATAATATTATTACAATACTAATTCCAATCAATATATAGTTAAAATTAGGTTCAGATGTTTGTTGATTATTTTTCAATTGAATTAAATTTCTTTCTTTTTCAATTATCTCATTTTTTTTAATTTCTAAATTTACCAATTCATAAATTTTATTAAGTTTGTCATTTAATTCTTTTTTCTCCTCCATATCCTCGAATAATTTCTGTATGGTAGTTTGAATTAACATATTTTGATATTTTTGATTATCTTCTTGAATATTCTGTTGAACTATAGGTTTTGCAGGAGGTGATTGTAATTCCATTTGAGATTGCACTTCAGACATTTTTTTACTTTCATTATCTTCATTTTTATTTTCAATTACTTTATCTTTTTTATTAGAACCTTTAATAATTTCACCTAAAGTTTCATTATCCAATTGAAAATTTTCTTTTGTATTTTTTTTAATTTGTCTTAAATTATTTATAAAACTATTAAGACTAGAAGAACAAGAGATTTTGTCTTCAGTTTTAGTTTTATTATCTTCAAATTTAACAGATTTTTTTTTGGAAATTTCTTTTTTACATAATTCACATTTACTAATGTGTTTTAGTGCAGTATCAAAACAAAAATTAGCTTTTAAATTGGGATTATAATATAATTTTATACATTCTCTATGTGTTGGTTTTCTATTTTTAATTAATGTATTTAAAGAGGTACCTGCTAATTCATTACTTTTAGACGATTTACCTTCGTCTTTTGAAAATTCGGAATCAATAGTATCATTATCCCAATTACTTTTTGATTTTTTCTTTGGTAACAATTCAGTTTCCGAATCAATTGGTGCCCAATCACTATCTTGACCTTTTTTTTCACTATCGTATGTCATAATACTATTTGGTTTAAATTTATTCATATCAATAGTAGATATATTAAAGTCATTGTCATCAAAAATATTGGTTTTCTTATTATCTGATGTACCAAACGTCTCCCGAAATTTATATGTTTTATTATTAAATGCATCATCAAGTTCGCTGTATAACATCCCTCTATATGGATATATATACTTATTAGATAAATATAATTACAAAAAATTATATTAAAAAATATTAAAATTATTTATATTTATATAATTGAGTTTATATATAAAATATAGTTTCTTTATTTTATATATTATAAAATGTCTACAACATCTAATGAAAATAATTCTGATTCAGAAATAAAAAATGTTATAAATGATAATTCAAAACCAAAATTTTCTTTTTCAACTGATTACCATGTTGATTTGTTGCATAATTCACTTAAAATGATTGACCCTGAAGAAAGAACAAAATATAATAGAAAAGATGATAATGAAACTAATAATTCAAATACTAAATCCCATAAAACTACAAAAAGTAAAACTTCTATAACAGAAAATATGGAAGAATATCTAACTAATGAAGGTCATAAACTATCTGAAACTGAAAATAATAAAAATTTATATGGTCAAAATGGAGGCAATAATCCTTTTATTCCAAATAGCACTTTAAATATATTTGGTCAAAATGAAAAAGTCCCTACTCTTCCTAATAATTATAATCCTTTACCTAATTTTGGAGGAGGTATACAACAGAAACAAGAACCTCAAAAACAAGAACATCAAAAACAAGAACCACAACAAGAAAAACCACAATCAGCCGCCTCTGGAATATTTGAAGATTATGATAATTATAATGAATTGCCACCAGATGCACAAATGTTAAAAAAATTAGATATGTTAAGAAAATTGGGTGAATTAGCTCAATATGGTGTCAAGTTATCGCAAAATTATAATATGAATTCTGATTATTTTACTATGAAATATGAATATGAATTACATAAAAATATTAGAGCAAAACAAAATTCAGTTAATTGGATGTCAAGTTTAATGTTAAATTGTATTTATGGTGTAGAATTAATGAATGAAAAATATAATCCATTTGACCTAAAATTAACTGGTTGGTCAGAACAAATTAATGCTGATATCAATAATTATTATGATGTTTTTGGTGAAATTTATGAAAAATATAATAAACCAGGTAAAAATATGTCACCAGAACTTAAATTAATGTTGATGGTTGGTGGAAGTGCATTAAAATTTCATCTTAATAATACTTTATTATCCAATCCTGTAAAAATGGGTTTACCACTAAATCCAAATTCGCAACAATTCGATAATATAGATCCTCGTGTTCTAGAACAAATGCGACAACAATCTGCTTTAGATAAAATGAGACAAGAACAAAATAAACAAAATGAACTTTTGAAAGAAAAAATGGAAAAAGAGCATAATTTAGCAAATCAACAAGTTCAAGATATGATGTTTTTACAACAAAAAAAAACTGAGTTGGAACAACAAGAAGCAAAAAAAAGAGCGGATATTGAACAATTTGAACAAATGAAAAAATTTTTTGAACAACAAGAAATGCAAAATAATATAGCAAGACAACCAACAATATCCAAAATTGCTCCTATTACACAACCTATTGGAAATATGAATTCAAGTCCATATGCAAATTTAAGAGATAGTATTAATCCTGGAATATTAAATCAACATCCAAATGTAAATACACAACAAATGTTTAATCAAAATTTAAATACAAATTTAGAAATGGAAAATTTAAGAAGAACACAGATTAATTCACAATTCAATCAAATGAAGGAACAACTTAAAAAAATGAATGTTTCAGAAAATTCAGATAAACCAAAATCAAGTCCAAATGTAAAAAGAAGGAGTAATATTAGTGTAGATACTAGTTCTTCTTCAGAAAAATCTAATGTTTCCAAAACTTCATCAGATACAATTAAAAGTTCATTAAACTCTAATAACCAAAATTCTAAATTTAAAGTTGTTCCTGATAAAAGTTTAAATTCAAAAAATAATGCTTCTACATTTTCAAAAAGACGGTATAAAAGAAATACATTAAGTGTAAGTACTTAATTAAAATCCGGTAATTTTTTCACCGACACCCTCAAAAAAATCAAATACAGATTCTACCATACCAGTTGAATTTCCTTGAATATTACCAGGAGAAATCATTGTTTGACTGGCAGGGATTTGTTGTATTCCGGGCATTTGTTGTATTCCAGGCATTTGTTGTGTTTCCTGAATTTGTTGAGTAGGTATAGGCTGTATACCAGATATAGTTTGAATGCCTGGAATAGTAATATAACTTTGAGAAGTATTATTAATTTGTGGTATTGCTTGTTGAGCAAATTGATTAGCTTGATTTAATTTACTATCAATATTTTGTTGTAATTGTTGTGCTTGATTTTGAATATATTGTTGTCCCTGTTGTATTTGACCCTCAATATATTGTTGTCCCTGTTGTAATTGTTGTTGAGCATAATCTTTAGCCATTTGTTGAGCCTGTAATGCTTGTTGCTGAGCAAATTCTTTAGCCATTTGTGCTTGTTCCATTGCATATTGTTTAGTTTGTTGTGCTATTTGTTTACCAGTTTCTGCAACTTGTGATTTTGCTTTAGATGCAATTTTTGATATATTTCCTTTTAACATTGAACCATATTTTGCAAAATTAATACCTCCTTGTAGTACAGTAGGATTATAGTAATTACCCCCTTGTTGGTTTGATGTAAAATGTTCTGATGATAAATATTTTAATGTTTTTATTAATTCATCACTATCCAATAAATTAATTAATTTTATAACAGATTGGTGAATTTCTTCATTTTCGGCATTTTTATTAGAATTAATATACTTGATATTATATTTATTATTAACTATTTTATATAATTCCTTTTTTATTTGAGACCATTTTTTATTAAAGACCCATTTTTCTAAATTATATAAATCTTTTTCTATAGAAGTGTATGATATATTTTTATTATTTACAGACATTCTTTATATATATATATACTTAAAATTATTATTTATTATATATTTTTTATATAATAAAAGTTGAAAATTCTTATAAATATATAAAGGTATGAAACATATATATAATCAATAATGATAAATATAGAAAATGATATAAATTCTCAGGAAATATTAAATGCTATTGACCTCGGTAAAATTAACTTGACTGATAAAAAGAAGAGAGGGCGTCCCAAAAAAAGTCAACAAATAATAAATCCTAGTTCCAATAAAGTAAAAATGAATAATGCAACATTTGAACAAGATGAAATAATTTTACACTTGCCCATTTCAAGTTCAGATATTAAATCACAAAAAAATACAAATTCATTTGATATGGAAGAAGAAAATGAAAGTGAAGATTCTGAAGAAGAAATTAAACCAAAAGAGGTTAAAATTAAAGAAGTTAAAAAAGAAGAAATATGGAATGATATTAGTCATAAACAATATAATCAAGTCATTAAAAAATTAAAAGAAGAAAATGACAAATTAAAAAAATATTTGATAGATATTACACCAATGTATTTTACAGAAGTTAAAATTTATCCAGTAGATTTAAAGTTATTTGATTTGAAAGGTAATCAATATATACCCAAAAAAACAAATATTCCTTGTTTTTGGTGTACATATAATTTTGATTGGTTGCCTGTTTGTGGAGCAGAAAAATATCATGATGGTATATTTTATGTTACTGGTAATTTTTGTTCATTTAATTGTTGGGCAGCTGATAATTTAAAAAGAGATGACAATAATGTTTGGGAAAGATATACATTGATGAAATTGATGTATTATATGATTAATAAAGATAGTATTTCATCCATAACTGATGTCGAAATAAATCCATCAGGACCTAAAGAATTATTAGAAAAATATGGAGGACCAATGACTATTGAAGATTACAGAAAAAATTCAAAAATATTAGGCAGAGAATATCATAAATTGATGCCTCCATTTATGCCAATGACAATTGGTTTTGAAGAAAGCACGAACAGCAAAACTTCAAGCAAAACAATGAATATCAATAGTATTTTAAATGCTGCCGCTAAAGATAATGTAGTTGTTAAAAGAAACAAACCTTTAACTAATATAGCATCTAAAGAAATTGATGATTTTATTGAATAAAAATTGATTTTTTTACTAAAATTATATATAAAACTATATATTATATATAAATAATTGATTAAATATGAATGATGAAATCAAAAAATTTGATGAAAAATTAGTAGAAATACATAGTAATTTTTACTCAAAATTTAATGAATTGAAAATATAAATGAAATATTAGATTATAAAAAAAGTATATTTAATATAATTTCTTGTTATGAAAAAAAAATAGACGAAATTAAAAATCTTTTGGAGCTAATTGAAAAAAAATTATATTTGGAATGTAAACATAAATGGGAAAGAGATCTTACTTATTATGGAGAACATAGTCAATTTATTTGTTCTGAATGCAAAATTTATAAATAATATTTATTCTACTTATTTTTAAGAATTACTACAATTACATATAATAAAGTATCAGCTAAATCATCTTTTTTATTAGATAAATCATAATTTACAGAAGAAACTGCATTAAATAAACTTTTATTTAGATTCAAAAGAATTTGATTTGTTGCATCAATAGCAAAATCTTTTCTTTCTGCATATATTTTAAAATTTACTTTTTCTTTAGGATTGATTTTTAATTCTTTTTTAATTGATTGAATAAATGTTGATTGTGTTTTTTCTTTAGGTGAAATAAAATTTACAGATTTTATTACATTTTCAAAAATTACTTTTTTTAAAGTAAAAAAAGTTAATATTGCAATTGAAATGGATTTCATAATTGGATTTTTAAATACTGGTTGATTTTCTATTAAAATTTCTAAATTATTAATTAAATATTCTTTGTATTCATTAACTTCTTGTTCTGGATTTTCTGTATGATAAATAGACAATATTTTTTCATTGAAAAATATTTCCAATGCTTTCAATAATCTTTCCATTTGAACATTAAAATTGTTTGTGAATAAAGAATTTTTTGATACTCTAAATAAATTTTTATAAGCGTCTTTATCTTTATTTTTTAAATCTGTTGCGTGATTTTGGCAAAAACCAATTAAATTATTTATATTTTTATGAGATGATGCTTTATTAATGATATTATCTTTTAAAGAATAAAATATTGAATTTGTATTACATATTTTTTTTTTATTTTTTATATGTTTACATATCAATGGTTTAAATGAAACATCCAAAATACCCCAATCTAATACATCTAATCCATCTAACATCGATTTACTTTTATCGTATCTAGATAAACAATATGCCAGATTTTTTATTCCTACATCAAAAGTCAAATAATATTTATAATTTTTCATAAGTTTTTATGTTATATTATTTCATCTATATAATTTTATATTACTTTTAACCTAAAAAAATTGATAATTATTTAAAATTATGATAGATATATATATCTTTAATATGGACAATATAGAAATTAATAATAAACCATTGGAAATTAATTATAATAATTCTTATCAAAAAAATAGATTGGTTAAAAAAAATAAAAATACAAATCCCTCTACATTAATTGAAGGTTTAAGTAAAGCAAAAAATGATCAATTTATTTTACCATACGATTTGGATATTTCCACTTCCACAATAACTTGTACCCTAGATATAACATTTAATGTGGAAAATATTGGATTATATTTTAATGATTTTGACGATGTAATAATAGGAAAGAGATACGGAAATAGAATAGTTAATAATATAGTAAGTATAAAAAAATTAAAAACAAAGAAAAAAAAGAAACGCAAAGAAAAGAAAAACTTTTTTAATCAAGTATCTCTTATTTTTAGGTCTGCTACTTTAATGGGTTTAGACCCTAATAAATTAAAAGAAAAAGAACGTGATAAAATGGTAAATGTAAAATTATTTATAAATGGTTCTATTCAAATGACTGGTTGTAAATATCTTGACAATATCAAAAAAAGTTTAGAAATATTATTTGAAAAATTAAAGACCACTAAAGCAATATTAAATGATAAAATGGAATTTATAGAAAAACCATTTGTAGACGATATCAAAAAATTAGATATAAATAAAGTAAATCTTTTTAATATTGAAATGATTAATACAAATTTTAATGGATTATACCAAATAAATAGAAATAAGTTATTTCAATTACTTTTAGATAAACAAATAGAAGTGGCTTTTGATCCAATTATTCATGCATCTGTAAATGTTAAATATCGATTAAAATATTTACCTTCAAAAGCAATCTCTATATTTGTATTTGAAAGTGGTTCTATAACTATTGCGGGTTCAAATTCTTATGATGAAGTATTAGAAGCATACGAATTTATTGGAAAATTCATTTATGAAAATTATACTAAATTATTAACAAAATTAATAACACCACAAATCATTGTTGAACTTGTTAAAAAAATGAAATAATAATTAAATTAATTAAAATTATTATATTGCATATTAGTATATCAATATTAAAGATGGGTTCAAAATTATCTTGTCAAGAATGCGAAAAATTAAAAATAAAAAATTATAAAATTGAGTTGTCTCATTATTCAACTACAGAACTCTATACTAAACCTATAAATATTTTAGGGATTACCTATATACCAAAAGCAAATACAAGAACAAGTCATTATATGTGTTCAAATGGACATATTTTTACAAAAAATAAAAAATGCGAATAATTTTTATAAAAAAATATTTATATTTTTATCCAAAGAATAATTCATTTTTTATAGTTGTATTCGGTTTTATACCTGAATATATTGGCACATGTTTTTGGTCATCGCTACAAAATACATATTCTGTAAAAAAGGTAGTAGGGCCTCTGTTGTCTTTGACAGGAACAGGGTCTCTACCTTCAGCAATAACTTCTTTTTCTGTATTTAATAATGCATTTCCAACATCCATTCTTGCTCTTTGTTGTTGCTTATTTCCAATGGAACCAATAATATTTTTGACTTTCCCTGTCATTGCTCTATTTGTTTGATCAGGAATACCATTTTCATAATTGAAAACATATTCTTTATATGCATATTGATTTTGTTGACCTGTTATATTTTTTGTATTTTCAGTTTGGGCTCTATTAGTCAAATCGGGAACACCATTTTCATAATTAAATTTATATTCTTTATAAGCATATTGACTTTGTTGACCTGTAATATTTTTTGTATTTTCAGTGGTACTTCTATGAGTTTGGTCTGGAACATCATCCCAATTAAATAACACACCTTGATATTTATTAAACGCAACATTTGATAAATTCTTCAATGTTTCTGTCATTTCTCTCAGGGTGGTTTTAGCCTTATCATCATAATTATATAAATATCCTTGTTGAATAAATTTATAACCCACACCAATTAAATGTTTTGTTTTTTCCATATGTTCTCTTAATGTAGTATCTGGAATTGCATTATCATAATTAAATGTTGGACCTGTTTTATGATTACCTAATATATTTGTTAAATATTTTATTTCTTCTGTCATTTCACGTAAAGTAGTATCAGGTGTTGCATTTTCATAATTATAATTATATTGTTTAACATTGTTGCCTTTTTGACCAATTAAATATTTTTGATTTTCAGTTAGTTCTCGTAATGTAGTATCTGGTATAGAATTTAAATAATTTATCATATAATTTTTCATTTGTATTGGACTAATATTTAGTAATTGTGTTTTGTTTTCTGTAAGTTGTCTTAATGTTTCATCTGGTATAGCATTAATATAATTAATTAAATAACCAGTTTTATAATTACCATCCATATTTGTTATATGAACTACATCAGCAATTATATCCCTTAATGTTTGATCTGGTATACCATTTTCGTAATTAAAAATATAATTATTTTCATAATTACCTTTTTGACCAATCAAATATTTTTGATTTTCTGTAAGTTGTCTTAATGTTTCATCTGGAACTGAATTTATATAATTTATTAAATAATCTTTCATTTGAATTGGATTTATATTAGTTAATACTATTTTATCTTGTGTAAGTTCTCTTAATGTTGTGTCTGGTATTGAATTAATGTAATTCAATAAATAACCCTTAATTTGTCCCGAAGGCCCTGTTACATTTGTTAGATTAATTAAATTTTGTGTTAACTCTCTTAAAGTTGTATTTGGAATAGCATTTTCATAATTAAACATTTGATTTGTTTTGTAATTACCATTAAAGTTTAAACCACCAGAACCCCATAAAGTATTAATTAATTGTCTTAGTGTTGGGTCTGGTATTGCATTTAAATTATTAAATAAATAACCTTTTTCTGCATTTGAAATTGTAGTAATTATAACATTATCTTGTGATAAATTTCTCATATTTTGGTCAGGAATTGCATTTTGAGAATTAAATAAATAACCATTTTCGTAATTACCTTTCTGATTGACAATCTTAATTTTGTCAGTAATTAAATCTCTCAATGTTGGATCTCTAATAGAATTTATTGAATTAAATAAATAACCTTTTAAACTATTCGATACATTTGATAAATTTTTTCTACCATTGTCTTCTAGTAATATTTGTTTTAATGTAACTTCTGGAACATAATTTAAAAAATTTACTAATGGAACTGATGTATAGTTACCTTTAATATTTAATTGTTGTTTTTGTTCTGCTGTCATATCTCTTAGAGTTTGGTCAGGAGTCATATTCTCATGATTAACCAAATAATCAGTAGTTCTATTACCTATTGTACCAACTAAATGTACTTTGTCCCCAGTTGTTGAACGTTGTGTTTGTACATTATTGAAAGATTCTTTATTTACAATTTGACCCTTTGTATTATATTCTACGTTTCTAGGACCTGCATGTAAATAATTTATTTTCATCGGTGCAGTTACTTCTCCTTCTCTTAAATATTCTGGAGTATTCTTTTGTACTTCTTCTCTTGCTGGATTTAAATGTATTGTATTTGAATCAATTGCTCTATTTGTTTGTGGTGCTAAATATTTGCCATATATGGTAGGAGCTTCTAATGGACCTGTATTGGGCATCATACTATCAGGGGTTTGATAAAAGAACCTGTCTGGAGTTTTTTGTATCATATCGCCTATTACACCTCTTCTTTCACCCTTTTGACCAGGAATAATAGGTTGAGCATATGAAACTTTAGGTTTGGTAACAACCCTTAATTGATCTACTGTTTTTGGCAATACACGATATAAATCTTGTCTTCCTACATTACCATTTTGATTATAACCTAAATTTAAACCAGGTGTTACTTTGATTGGTTCAAATGGTCTTTCATTTTGACGTTTATCTGAAGGAATATATCTTGATTCAAAGAAATTTGTAAAGTTTGGT